ATGAACGAACTACGTATTCGGCGACTCTTCGACAGGAGAAATGTCGCCACCAAGACAAAGGATGCCCCCGTCGTCTTCGAACTCTATCGGGGAAAGTCTCGACGCTACCTAGACACAGGCATTCGTCTATGTGCAGGTCAGTGGAGTGCTGATATCGGGATGGCGTATAAGACGCCACACGCTAGAGAGTATAATCGTACTCTTGACGAGATCGAGGAGCAACTTCAGCAGGCTTCGGGTAGTGCCTTCGAACGCTATGGGCAGGCCTACACCCTAGATCAATTGCTGGAGGCCTATAGGCTAGAGCTTAATCGTCCACGATGCTTTATTGACTTCGCTTGGGAGCGTTTCAATGAGCGTAGCGGTACATCAGGCACAAAGCGTCAGCACAGTGCAGCTCTCAAAGCCATAGAATCCTCTGGGCTATTCGTCTCCTTCGCCGACGTAACGCATACAAACATCGTGAAGTTTGATGATTGGCTTCGGAAGAAGCGAAACCTAACCCACCAAGTTACCATACACAACTACCATAAGAGGCTTCGTGTCTACATTCATGAGGCGATGGCTTTTGGCTTCATCGACAAAGATCCCTATGCGAGCTTCAAGGTTGCCAGAGGTGAGAGCAAAGGTAGGCGATTCCTAAGCAAGGAGGAGCTACAGAGTATCGTGGAGGCCGAACTAGTTGATCCTATCCTACAACGAATTAGAGACCTCTTCCTCTTTCAGTGCTATACAGGTCTAGCCTACGCAGATCTCGCAACCTTCGACTACAAAAACACCGAGGAGCGAGATGGAATGCGTTATCTGCGTTCCCAGAGACATAAGACCAAAACCGAGTACTTCATCTATCTACTTCCTCCAGCTATCGAGGTGCTGAAGAAGTATGACAATAAGCTACCCATTCTCTCCCAGCAGAAGTACAATGTCTATCTGAAGGCACTAGGGCAGGCCTGTGGAATAACGCAGAAGATCTCTTCACATATGGCTCGCCATACCTTTGCTACCACTGTTACACTAGCTAATGGTGTCCCTCTGCATATCCTGCAGAAGATGCTGGGGCACACTAGCGTCAAGACTACGCAGATTTACGCTAAGACACTAGCGGAGGACGTGGCACAAGAGTTCCAGCGCCTGCAAGGTATTATATAGCAACTTCGTATAATGACTTCGAAAAAAATATGCCCACCTCAACTCGGGGTGGGCATCGTATTTCAGTCGTTTTGATCTTTAGTATCGCTCTCCATACCTATAAGCTCTTCCCAATTTGGATAGGCTGACATTGTTAAATAGTCTAGCGCATTTGCTATCTGGAAGCATGCGAAACGGAAGAAAAACACTACTAGAGCGTAGGGTATGATGTAGTCAACGATGATCATCGGTGAAACCGATAAGGCCTGACCTCCTCGCCTCATGCTTTCTTTGTCATTGATGCATACAAGAACAGTTAGGAGTGCAAGGATGCCGATGGCAATAAACGCTATCATAATGATGTTACCAAGTGACCTTACTTCATCGTTTCGTTCAAATGCGTGAATGACACGCTTGCTTCTGCTTTCTGACCTTAGTTCGTTAATTCTTGACATAATAGTAGGTGTTAAGTTTACAAGATCGGATGTTATGTATGATAGTATCAGAATGTGAAGATAGGTTCTACCTCTATGCGTGCTACTACTGCTGACATAAGGCAAATATCCGATACTAATATCTCAAAATCATCATATTCTGAATTGATGCTACGGGCAATGTAGGTGGTGCGCTCTTTCGCCTTGTCTGGGTGACGATGCAGGCGCTTGATGAAGTGTAGGGGAGGGTAGCCGTCCCCTTGGCGTACTGCTACTGCATAGACCTCCCCAAACTGGATGCCTAGGGGATTGGCTGGACTGAATGGGTAGCGCTTGAGAGCTACACGACAGCCCGCTGGGAACTTCGGGGACATAGAGTTACCATGGATAGGCACGATCATCTCCCCTTCGAGGTTGGGGATGCCCCAATAGGTGTCTATCGTCTGAAGCTCGTCTGCCTCACCTTGGTTACCTCCACGGAAGGCCTCGGTGTACTCTGGTATTAGGCGTACACCTTCAGACTGCGCTCTCTTTAGATCATCTTCGTGACCAACCTGCAGCGCCTCCGTCCAATACACACGATTATCTGTACCTACCCAAACGTCAGTTCGACGGCCTACGTCTGGTAGACTTGCTCCTGGGTTCGTATCTCCACGTATCATCTCGCCATCGCCTGTGCGAACCCAAGTGATATTTAGATCATGGTAGGCGTTAGCTATTTTTCTAAAAGAGGCCTCTGTTATCTCGGCATCCTTATCCAAAAAGCCATTGGATAGACCAGTGGCCTTATAAAAAGATAGCTTGCTTAGTCCTCTAAACTCCAAGAACTTAAGTATTCTTTTTCTCATAGCTGTATAGCAAAGTTTAGATTATTAGAAATCTTTCTATATCTTTGTGCTGTAAACCAACGGTACAGCCCCCCGACAAAGGGGGTGGCATACACGAAGGGGGCGGCAACCAAAAGGAAGCGCCTGCTGGGCTTAGCATTCACAACTCTATTCACCCGCTAAGTTAGCCAATCCCTAGTGTATAGCCAAACCACGTAACCAGCTGGCTTTTGCCAGCGAGAAAGTGATAGATGATGAGAATGAAGACAACACCTATGATGGGTGCTACTACATCCTTCGGTGCTTCTCATGATGATCCTGAGGAGCTTTACCACAGCCTTCGTGCAAAGGCCATGGGGTTTCTAGCGAACGAGGGCGAAGAGTTAGCTCGAGGGGTCTATGTTCCCAACCTTGGGTCGGAGGCAGCGGGGGTACCGATCTTTCGGTCGATCCTTCCTAGTAGCTGGATATGTGTTCGTCATGACACGCTGGCTAATGCTCGACGGTCTGGTCAGCACATATTACGCAACTCGGATAGAGAGCTTAAGCCCAAGGGAGAGCGCATACGCTACTTCGTAGAGAAGAGTACGATATCGGGCTACCTGCTCTTCCTTATACGTGTCCCACTTCCTAGAGATACTCCCATAGTGGAGGTTAGGTAGCTCATCATGTAGACTATGCGTACGAACGAAGAGCGCCTTGACAGCCTAGAGAGGGAACAGCGTCATTTATCTGCTCTCTTCCTTCAGATAGCAGAAGGAAGTGAGGGGTGGATGAAGCCAAGAGAGGCGATGGACCTCCTTGGGTGCAAGCAACGGACACTCTCTCGACTACGTGTACCTCCTGTAGACAAAGAGACGGGTAAGCCTACGGGTGAGCCAGCTATACTCGAGGCGGTATGCCTTCCGAGCCTTCGCAATCCAATGAAGGGTAGATGGATGTACTCTCGAAGAAGCGTGCTTCGTCTGAGGGCGCAGCGTCTAGGTGATGCTAGTGTGGCGAACCTCTCTCCATCTGAATGGCAACGACGTGAAGAAGCACGCACCTTCCATCGCAAGCAACGCAAGGATGCAGGCCTAAGCAAGGAGCTAATCGAAGCTCGTATCTACGAGTAGTAAAAGTATAAGCAATGGTATCCATATCCAATTCAGATAGAGACACCATCGTACAGCTCTTAAAGCTTCTTGTGCAAGAGCTAGATGGAAGAGATAATCATCAGGCTAATGCACGGCGTATGGCAAAGATACTTCTGAAGAAGCTATCAGTGAAGGAAAAAAAAGAACATAACAACTAACACAATATGAGAACGAAGGTACAGCACGTCGCATTCGTAGCGACAATCATTCTAGCGATACTTATTATCGCCTCTCTACTACTAGGTTTCCGCCCTAGTTGCTTTGAAGATGGGGTGTTCTTGCTACTATCACCGATCCTCCCTTACTGCTTCGCCGTAAGCTTCCAGAATGCTTATGGAGCAGATAGTCAGAAGAGCAAGTAGTACGGTAAATACATACACAAGATAACTTATGGGTAGACGTACGGCACTAATTGTGCTAGCAGTAACGATAGTGATGTCTGTAGGGATCATTGCTCTATTCGTGTGTGGCCTTCAGCTTAAACGATTAGATGAGAAGATTCTTGCGCTAACAGCACCAGTATACCCATGTCTATTCGGATACATCTTTGGAGATGATTCCATCTTCGACGACTACTAGGTGGAAGAATACACGACGCTAACACTATGTGCAATAACAAACTATTCCTTAAGCATGATATATGCGCTAGGAGGGACCCCAAGTTACTAAAGCTTCAAGGGGAGCTAGGGCATAGAGGCAAGGGCATATACTGGGATATTCTGGAATACCTTGCAGAGTACATGCATGAGCAAGGTACATCTTGGGTAGAATTCAACCCAAAGACGATAGCTGTTGCTATAGGCGCTCGCTCTCCGAAAGAGGTACACCGAGTTATAACAGATTTTGATCTATTCATTTTCGATAGTGAAGATGGCAATCCTGTATTGGGTTGTGTATTCTCATCTCGTAGGATGAAAGAAGAGTTCGGAGGAATAGTTAAGAGCAAATCACCTAGAGAGGTTTCTGAGGAGATAAGCCGTGTACGTAGAGAAGCTGGTCTTAAAGGAGGCGCTAGGAGTAAAGGAGGCGGTAGGCCTAGAAAAGAATCCTCTTTTAGCGAAGAAGAAACAAGCAAAAAACAAACAAACGACACTGAAGAAACAAACAAAAACAAGCAAACGGAAGAAAATAAACAAGCAAAAACAAGCAAAAAACAAGCAAACGACACAGGAAAAACAAGCAAAACGGGGGGTAGGGGGGATAAATCCCCCAAAGACTTAAAGACAGAAAGATGTGAAGAAGATATTGCCCCCTCGGGCGTGGGTGATGGCTTTTCGAATTCCGAGCAGGGGGATAGCGGAGAGGGAGAGAATGAAGCAAAAACCATCCCATTGAATGAGACCTACCAAGAGGCGTATCGTCGCATAGGTGCAACGGATGCAGACTATGGACCAGAGGGCCTTGCTACGAGTGGTACTCTTCTACCTGTTGTGTCTGTATACGAGGAGGTACGTAAGGAGTATCCAGATCTTCCGCCATCTCCAGATTACGCCCCGAACATGTTCTACCAAGCCAAAGAGCTAATGGACTCTTGGGGTAGTGGACCACAATTCCGAGAGAGACTTAGGAAGGCGTTAGTGAAGGCTTGTTCGTCTGCTTTTCTTCGAAGCAAGAAAAACAATCTCTATAAGTATATGTGGCTTACAAAACTTTCTAACCTAGAGAAGATAGAGGCAGGTAACTATGATGATGATTGCAGCAGGCCTAAGCAAGATAAAGCACAACCTTACAGCAACGAAGAATGGGCAGAAAAGAAAACGAAGCCACTAGATACTGAAATGCAGCAACTCCTCGAAGAGGTAAATAGGAAAGATTAGGTAAAACTATGGATGCAAAGACGAAAGAGGCTCTAGATTTAGCGATAGGGAAGACGACATCAAATCCTTCTGCACAACGACGCTCAGAGTTCAAAGGTACAATGGTTGAATTGCTAGATATGCTTCGATATCTAGGCCAGCACGCCACTCCGAATTTCACTTTGGATGGCGACAACATATATACATACACAAATGCACTTCGTTGGATTGCTGCCTTAGATGGTATGCGCTCTCTAAATGCCTCAGGAGATGAGGTGAATGGAGATATAACAAGGGGACTACTAATAACAGGTGGTACGGGTACAGGAAAGAGCCTATTGATACGACTTCTACGTACGTTGTCGACTGCTATACACACCCAGCACCTTGTCTATGATCCCGTTGCACAGAGGGAGGTATGGACAGATTTTCTTTGGGCGGATAGGCATGCAATCGAGTATGTAAGTGAGTACAATACCAATGGGTACATATCGAATATTAATGCAGCTGTGGTGTGCATACAAGATCTTGGTGCTGAACCTAAAGAAGGTAGTTTCTACGGGAAGAAGCAGAATGTGATAGAACAGCTCATATCGTATCGATATGATAAGCAAGATGGCACGAGGCGTACAACAATCATCACTACGAACTTAAGCCTTGAAGATATAAGGAAGGAGTATGGTGAACGTATTAGCTCTCGTCTAATTGAAGAGTGCAATATACTTCAACTACTCGGTAGCGATAGACGAATTAAAAGGATATAAGTTTTGGTTTTTTAGCACAAGGGGAAAGCCTGGGAAGGTGAAGCCCCCTTACAAAATGAATAATAGTGATAATGGAAGAGAATATTAGACACATAATGGATTGCTCCTTTACAGTAATAGGGAAGATTAAAGAGGTCACACCTCTAGTTAGGTTACCAGATAAGAGTGGACGTGTAATGTTAGAGCAGTATGTCTGTGTATCTACTACGGAAGGAGAATATGGCATTCGTGTATTCTATACCGATAGAAGTTTTGCACGTCGGGAGAGCAACCTACTAACGATGCTTCTAAAGCGTGAATTTGTTGTGGCTTTGCCATGTGTGATAGATAGCTGGGCTTATGTGGATAAGATGGGACTTAAGAAGTGGTTGTGCCGTATATCCATGAAGTACTTTGATCACCTTAATGATGTCATAATCTAGACAAGAATATGAACCTAGAACTAACAGGGCGTATCACACAGATACTCCCACACCTACTGCTCAACCAGCCCCTGCACAGCTACAGGCGGCTGAAGACCTCCCATTCTAAGCTATGAGCAATATCAAGGCTATACACGGGAATAGCGAGGAGGAAATTTGCAAGATCCCAAGTGAGAGTATCGACATCATATGCATGGATCCTCCCTACCTGTACTTGGTAGGCCAGCGCCTCGAGCGCCCATTTGATGAGCAGGCATTCTTCACCGAGTGCAAGCGAGTGCTAACCAAGGATGGTATGATTATCATGTTTGGTCGTGGCGAGAGCTTCTACCGATGGAACACGATACTATCTAGCCTCGGGCTTAAATTCAAGGAGGAGATAGTCTGGAATAAGATATACACGTCGTCCCCATTGCTCAATATCTCCCGTGTACATGAAACGATCTCAATATTTTCTAAGGGGAGGGGGGGCGTTCGGAAGGTAAAGGTGCCCTACCTAGAGATGAAGGGACACGACTTAGATGCGATCGCCACGGACATCAATCGCTTGCGTGCTGTATTTGGCAACCCCAAGTCTATGGAAGCCGTAGCAATGTATATAAGGTCTAAGAGCCTTGACTATGGGAAGGTTCGAGAGATCGGTCCAACAGTATCATCTCCAATAAAGGCTGTAGATGTATGTGCCGCTTGTGTTCGATCGATGGAGGAGGGTATGGTAGAAAAAACGATCATCAGCCTCGTTAGAGACCACTACAAGACCATCCACCCGACGCAAAAGCCCGTACGCCTCCTAGAGCGCTTGATAAACCTCTGTACCCCCAAGGGCAAGGATCACGTGCTTGTAGCTGACTTCTTCGCAGGCTCTTTCTCGTGCGCCGAGGCTTGTCACAACCTCGGGTTAGACTTCATCGGGGTAGAGATCGACGAAGAGTATTACGACGCTGGAATGGGGAGGATCAAGAAATTCCAAGAAAGAGACTCTGAGGAGCTTCCGCTCTTTGCAAACGATAGTAACTAACCAATAAAGAAACAGAGAAATGGAAACAACGCAATACCCACTCAACAAGGAGGGCGCAAGAAGGTACTTTTACGACCTCGAAGATATGCTAGAGGTATATAAAGATATGGAAGGTGTGGCCATAGACCTCAATATTTCGAGGCATTTCACTAGCGGGGATAACTACACCGAGGAGGAGGTGAAGGACATCATCGAGGTGACGTCGGTTTCTTCCGTCTCCACTGTGTTTTTGAAGCTAATGCAACACTCCATCCGTGTTACACAAGGCATCATTGACCGCCTCGACGCCGATGAAGCAGTCAAGGATCAAGAGGAAAGCGAAGGAGAGAAGTAGACCTAATCATCCAACAACTACACTGCAATGAATATCGCAAATCAAACCTTCCGATACAACGGAAACCCTATCACCTTCCAGCGAGGTGATAGCGTGATGGTCAATGCTACCGAGATGGCTAAGCCGTTCGGCAAGCTACCTAAAGACTGGATAAAAACAAAGCAAGCGGAAGAGCTAATCGCCTCTGTTTCTTTAAATAGGAATATTCTCCCATTTGAATTGGTACATGTGGTACAAGGCTCTCCAGAAACGGGAGGCGGAACTTGGCTACATGAAGACCTTGCCCTCATCTTCGCACAGTGGCTTAGCCCTCAATTCTACCTCTGGTGTAATGCTAGAGTTAAGGAGCTGCTGACAACAGGAGTAGCTGTAAACCCTCTAGCTAATGCCTCTCGATCCGAGCTACTACGGCTTGCCTTGCAGGCCGAGGAGGAGAAGGAGGCACTACAAGCCAAGGTGCAGGAGGACGCCCCCAAGGTAGCGTTTGCTACGGCGGTACTCGCCTCGAACACCTCCATCCTGATTGGGGAGCTTGCCAAGACCCTACGACAAAACGGGGTAGACATCGGACAGAACCGACTCTTTGAATGGATGAGAAGCGAGGGCTACCTATGTAGCAAGCATGGAGAAATGCGCAACCAGCCAACGCAGAAGGCAATGGACAAAGGCCTCTTTGAGCTAAAGAAGGGGGTACGCTCTGGCAACGATGGAGTGCTTCACACGACCATCACAACGAAGGTAACGCCCAAGGGGCAGGTATACTTCGTCAACAAATTCCTAAGCAACCAACAGCCATGTATATCATAGTGACACTCCTCCTCTTCCTCGCAGGGGTACTCGTCTACCGATGGGGATACTACGACGGACGAGCAGATGACCACCTCGACGTCATCAGAAACAGAGATAAGCAAGAAAGGGTGAAACGCCAACGAACAGCAAGACAACGGCAATGAGTAAGAGACGAAAGCAGGCAAAGAGACCCAGCGGGAGAGACGTCTCCCGCTCCTTCCTAGCAGCGATTATTGCATGGGGTAAGGAGTTCGAAAGTATGAAACATCAGGAAGAACGAAGAAGGACGGATGAGTAGTAGCTACCCCACATCATAGGGATTGACCCCGATAGCAAGGCCTCGGGGTGCGCTATCCTCGACATCGAGAAGAGAGAGCTGACGTTAAGCACACAGCCCTTCTTCCTCCTCACAGTGTTGCTGGACGACTTCCGAACTTCCGAAACGGTGCTAAAGCGAAAGATACTCGTTGTGCTGGAGAATGCCTATGGTACGACCCACAACTGGCATTACAGCCCCAAGGACACCCGAGGCACGATTGCCAAGAAAGGGTATAGCATCGGACTCTGCGCACAGACTTACAACCTCCTATTGTCATACACAAGGGAGAGAGGGCTTGACTACATCGAACAGTCACCCCTAGTGAAGCTCTGGCGGGGTACAGATAGGAAGATAACGCACGAGGAGCTTGTAGCCTACTGCAAGCGCAACCGTATAACCCTTCACGCTACAAACATGATGCGTAGCAACCAAGAGGAGCGTGACGCCGCCCTCCTTGCCATTCATCATCTTGCTACACGCCCTGCCGTATTACCGTAACCCAATGGTTTACATTCCACCCCCCAGTTGTTGCAAAACATGCAACAACTGAGAGTACACTACCACAACATATCAGTGAAGTCACCGATATGATAACCAACGAAATACAAACGAAATGAACTACTACAAACTAGCCAAGAAAATCCACGCTAACGCCGTGGATAAAGGCTTCTGGGACAAACTACGCAGCTATGCGCATTACTTTATGCTCGTAATTACCGAGCTATGCGAGGCCGTGGAGGCGCACCGAAAAGGACGTACGGCCTCCATCCCAGAGGGCATAGAAGACTTCCCTAATGAGGCTTTTATCCCATCCTTCGAAGCCCACATCAAGGACACCGTGGAGGATGAGCTGGCAGACACGCAGATACGACTGCTTGACCTCTACGGCTATCTCATCGAGAAGGACGCAAAGACTATAGACATCTCTAAAGAGGTGGATGAGAACTATAAGCTCTTGATAGGCTTCGATGGTAGAGGCTTCACTGAATGGGCATACGAGACTGTACGCTATATGTGTGATAGCATGGTATTTCCAGCCACAGATAAAGTCTACGAAGGCCTATGTTGCATCAGGAATATAGCCGAGCGTCTCGGTATCGACATAGAGCGACACGTCCGCCTCAAGATGCGCTACAACGCCTCACGCCCACGACTACACGGAAAGAAGTACTAACCAACGAAAGGAGACAGGACTATGATTATAGCAATAGATTTTGACGGAACTATTTGCAATAGCAACTACCCCGCCCTCGGAGAGCCAATGCCCTTAGCAATAGAGAGCGTTCGAGAGCTTCACCAAGCAGGCCACTACCTCATCCTTTGGACGTGCAGGCAGGGAGAGCAGCTAAACGAAGCTCTTCAATGGTGCAAGGAGAATGGGCTTTCATTCCAAGCAGTGAACGACCATAACCCCGACAACTTGAAGTTCTTCGGAGGTATTGGCGGAAACAAAGTCTACGCAGACGTCTACATAGACGATAAAAATATCGGAGGCTTCGTAGGCTGGAAAAGAGCTATGGAGCTCATCAAAGAGGCCGAAGCCCCCAAACTGGAGTGGACGACAAACGAAGACTTCCCCCGGAATAACGCTGTCGGTTATGCCAAGATTAGCGAAAGCACCCAGATGGTATATTTCTGTTTCGACCATGACTTTGGTTATGGGGCATATTGGAGGTGTTTCCGAGGCGAACTGCCACTAGAGGTAGACCCTAGAGGCGTATGGAATGATAACCTCAAAGAAGCACTCAGGGAGGGCTTTAGTAAGAAGGAGCGGGCAATCATGGAATGCGAATGCAACTTCAAGAAGTTCACGAAAGAGCGACAATAGCAACTTAATCACCGAGGGGCGTGCAACCGTGCGCCCCTCACAACACAACGAACAATGACAAGAAAAGAACTCGAAGAGATGAAAGGCTTTGCCTCCATCTTGAAATCACGGCTTGAAGATGCTGTAGACACAAGGGAAGACATCTATGACAGACTTAAAGACTTGGGGGAAACACCACTCCAAGACCTATTTCATGAAATAGACAGGTTGCAAGACCTTGACACAATTCTAGACGACAACCTAACAGACCTAGATGAAGCCATCGAAGAACTCGAAAAGGCACTGAACAGGATAGACATAGTAGAATGACACGAGAAGAACTGCTGAAATCCCTCCGCCCACTCGAATGGCGAGAGCTAAAACTGGCGTGCATTGTTAGACCGACTTACAAAGCCGACCAATTCATAGACGGGTATGCATTCATCACCCAGTCCTACTCTAAATGGATTACCTCGTTCGATGAGGTGGAATACCCCTCTTTATCGGAGGCTATACAAGCGGCCGATGAGTACAGAAAATCTAAGATTTTGTCACACTTCAATCTCGACGAGGAGTAAACAGCTATGGGAACTCGAGGAGTGAGGCGAAAGAAAGGTGAGGAGGTGGAAGGCCCTAGCGACAAGTGGGTGGAGGTGAAGCCTAAGATTCCTCGCCCTAGATACCATCATGATATGTGTCTTGCCGTTGCTAGGATTATATGCAAGAAGGGGATAGGGAAGTCTATTCCACCTATGCCCATTACGGCTGTCGAGCTAAGCTCTATCACCACAGGCACAGTGGAATCTCCAGACATCATTGCCTTCCACCAGAACATAAGTAATAGTTCATGCATTGTCTTCGAGATTAAACTATCAAGAGCAGACTTCAAAGCAGACTTCAGTAAAGAGTGCAGGGAGGCTGGTATAGGCATGGGCGTTAGGCGTTACTACGTCGTGCCAACAGGTCTGGTGAGCATGTATGAAGAACTGAATGGCTGGGGGCTTGTCTACTTCGACGGGAAGAACCTAGAGCTAATCAAGGAGAGCCGTCTCTACAACGAGACGGAGAGGCAAACCTTCGGCGAGACAAACACTTTAATCAACCTCATCAAACGAGGGGTTAAATGGAACTCCGTGTTTGACAACGACGACTATAATTCATAAAACTAATCATGACAGAATAGACAATGACACGAGAAGACGTAAGAGCCCAGCTGGCGAAGAACCCGCTGGAGTGGGAGGAAGATATCGAGGGAATACTTACCGCTAAGTTATGCGCTCTTGATAGGGAGGTCTGTATAACCTACCGCTTAATCGAAGATGACGTGTATATAAAAGCAGCTAAAGGCTGTGGTCGCTTCGTTGGCGAGTTCATCGGTGTGGAAGGTGGAGAAGAGGCGCTAAAAACTATTGCCGAAGACCACCGCCTATACCTCATCTGCAAAATGCTTGGCATAACAGAATAAACAGACTATGACAGAACAAGAAATCAGGAAGCTCATCCCAGAGCTCGTCTGGGAGAAAGCAGATAACCAACACAGCATAATAGGACACGAGGAGTACCAAGCCCTAGACTACCGCTTGGGGCTAGAAAAAGTGTACTACAGGATAGTCCACTACTCCAGAGACCCAGAGGGGATGTACTACCTATCTAAGGTGGCTAAGCACGACCCATACCAAGATTATCCATGTTGGCTTATCACGACAGCCTACTCGCTGGAGGACGCTAAGCAACTAGCCCAAGAACACCGAGCAAAGGCAGTCTGCCAAATGCTAATGACAACACCCTCCAGCGACCAGCCAGAGAAGCCCTCCAGAGCCAAAACAATCAACGTGGAGAAACTCATAGAGCGAGAGCTTGACCGCCTTTCCGACGAGGATAGGCGTGGCGAATGGGACACCCTACCAAACGAGATTAAGTACCTCAAGAGGAAGCTGTGCGAAACTCTACGCTCATACATCACACTGCTAGACCAGCTGGAAAAATGTGAGGATAAGAACGCAGAACTAAAACGACGCAACCAGCTATGAGAAGGTTATACGCCACATCCATCTTGATACTAGCTACTATCTGTACATCCTGTAACAGCTCGCCGTACAGAAGTGGCTATGTGGAAGGGAAACACCTCCGTATGGAGGGGAGAGATACCACCTATGTTGTGTTATTCGGTAGCTACAACTGGCTTGCGGTATGGAAGGTGCACTCCGCCGTGGTATCCAAGGAAGACTACTACAATGTCAATAAAGGCGACCTCGTCGAGTTCGACGTGGAAGCAGGAAAGAACGCAGGGCTATGAAATACGATAGAATAACCGTACGACCACTTCCATCTCTGTTGGGTGCAATACTACTGCCAATAGGCGTGATAACAGTATTGTATGACGCACCCAAGTTTATAAGCGTATGGATATTGATTATGTCGCAATGGCTAATGGCCTTCTCCATCGTAAAGGAAAAGTACGACAGATGAAATAGTAACATATAATAACACAACAAGCAATGAACATCTACCAAGCAAAGGTTCTCCAAGCATAATGATACAATAATTATCTGAAAGGCGTACATTTGTGTAAATAAATGTAATTATATCGGTGGACGAACAGGTTGAGAAGAGTAGAAGAGGGGGGGCGCCAAGCAAATATGATGAGAGTGCTGACAAAGCCATAGATCTTATACGTAGTGGGCTATCGTATAAGGATGCTGCACGTGGTGCAGGTATATCATACAGCACTTTCCTTCGCTGGCGTAATGCCTACCCTGATTTCTCCGATAAAATTAACGCAGCATCGCAGGCCTTTCAAGAAGAGGTTGTAGAAATACTCGAGGGTGCGCTCTATCGCACTGCCATGGGATATACAGTGAGTGACGTAAAGACAGAGTATTCAGTGGGTGTAGATGGAGAGAAACGTATAGTAAAGCAAATAGAGATAAAGAAGGAAATAGCGCCCAGTGTCCCCGCTATAATCTTTGCACTATCAAACCTGCACCCAGATAAGTGGAAGAATAGATACAGAGAGGAAGTTTTTACAATGGATGGGCGCAAGATAACATTTGGCCTATCATCTGTTGTGGATGATGATGTAGATATACTTCAGAAGAATGCCGACAATACCAAAGCAAGCAAAGAGCAAGAAGCAAAGTGATACGAGGGCTGAGCGTGCCAAGATATATAATACAAGAAGATGGCAGAAGCTCAGGAGGCAACACTTAAAACTACACCCAACTTGTGCTTTATGTGAGCAGAAAGGGATAGTACGAGTAGCAACTGATGTTCACCATATCAATAGCTTCATGAACGGGAATACTCGCTCAGAGCGCACTTTGCTCGCATATGATCCCAACAACTTGCAGAGCCTTTGCCAAGAGTGTCATAGTCAACTTCACGGAGGTAGAAAGAGAACAAAAGGGAAGATAGATATTGCCCACGAGCAGGCAGAAGTTGCAGAGATAGACCACGAGGGGGGTAGGGGGGTAAAATGTTTTTCTCCACCTCATGTAAACCCCATCCCAGTCACTTTCACACAAACGGAGGTTTTGAAAGTTTTTGATGACTCTATAAAAAAAGAGGCCTCTGATCCGCCTTCCGATACTCTTGTATATATTCCGCCTAGCGGTGTACTATCTGTTGTGCGTGATTATATTTTGCGCATATATAATAGTATGTTGAGTGTTAAAATATGGAGAGATGAATATAGAGCGCCTCTAGATATGCTGGCTCATAATCTAGATGTATTCTACAGAGCAACAATACTGGTCAATCAGCAAGGTTTAATACTACGGACATCTGGTGGTAAAATGATGAAAAACCCGCTAATTAAGGTTGCCAATGAGGCACAGATACAGGCGGTGAAGATTGCACAAGACTTTGGCTTAACAGCAAAGAGCAGAGAGCGTATCAAAGCTCTAGAAGGGGATAATGGAGAAGAAGATGCGCTGACAGCATTCCTTGACATGGTCTCCAAGAGATGAAAGGATACTATAAATACGCAGATGATGTCTACACTGGTAAACAAATAGCATGTAGATATGTACAGCTCGCTGTTATGAGATTCTATGCCTTCCTACAAAGGGATGATATAGAGTTTAAGGAAGATACCGTAGATCTTAATATTGCATTCTTTAGGCTTTTTAAGCACTTCAAAAACAGACATTCAGGAAAGATATTTGTGCTAGAACCATGGCAAGAGTTTATCATCGCAGGTATATTCGGGTTTTACTATAAGGAGACAGGAAAGAGAGTTGTACAAGACGTCTATATTGAGATTGCAAGAAAGAATGGGAAGAGTGCTTTTGCTGCTGCTGTATCTTTGCTCCTCCTTATAGCAGATGGTGTCTCAGGTGCAGAAGTAGACTTAGTAGCTAACAGTCGAGAGCAAGCTCTTATATCATTCGAGTTCGCCAAGAAGTTCGCTCTTGGTCTAAATACGCAATCCAAAAAGCACATAAGGCCTTACAGAGATAGGCTTTTCTTTGATAAAACAAGTAGTAAAATGCATGTGTTTGCCTCTGATGCGAGTAAGCTCGATGGATACGGGGCAAGTGCTTTTCTAATCGATGAGTATCACGAAGCAAAGAACACGGCTCTAAGGGATGTGTTGCAGTCTTCTCAGGCAGATAGAGAGAACCCTTTAGGAATTATTATAACTACTGCTGGTTTTGATCGTACAGGTCCTTGCTATACCTATAGGTCTATTTGCACTGATATACTAGAAGGCCTTGATGCTACGAATGAGGCTACTGATTCTATTTTCTGCATAATTTACACACAAGATAGCGAAGATGAGCTGGATGATCCGCAAATGTGGGTGAAATCAAACCCTAACCTAGGGGTAACGGTACAGAATAGCTTCCTGAAAAAAGAGATATCACGCTCAAAAACTGATCCACACAGTGAAGTAGGTATCAAGACAAAGAATTTTAACATCTGGATGGATAGTCAGGAGACATGGATACCCGAGATCTATATTAAGCAGGCTACTCATACGCATAAACTCCTAGACTTTTACAATGCTAAAGAGGAATGGGATGTGTTTGTTGGAATAGACTTGTCCGCTACGAGCGACTTAACTGCCGTATCGTACATGATCCCTAGACCAGATAAACTATACTACTGGATTGAATACTACCTACCCGAAGAAGCACTAAGGATAAAGCCTCTGAAAGACCTATATAAGCAGTGGTATAAGGGGGGATACCTCGTTTTAACTCCGGGAAATGTAGTAGATTATGAATATATACTTGCAGATATACGCAGGAAGGAGGATGCAGGCCTGTATATGGCAAGAGTAAGCTATGATAGTTGGAATGCAACGCAATTCGTAATTAGAGCTACTGAAGAGGGTTTGCCTATGGTGTCATATGCGCAAAACATATCAAGTTTTACAAGGCCAACTAAAGAGCTAGAACGGCGTATATTGCAAGGTTCGGCTGTATTTTATGCTAATCCGATTACAAGGTTCTGCTTTCGCAACGTACGGATGCGCATAGATCACAATGGAAATCAAAAGCCAGACAAAAGTCAAGCAGATAATAAGATTGACGGCGTGATTGCTGCCATAGAGGCACTCGGAGGATATCTCGAACATGAGCAACTGTAGAAGAGAAGCATTCTTTTCTAGTGTTAACTGTTGTATAATTATGTAATTATATGTAACTTTGTGAGGGTATATGATATGGTTATGAAATGGCCTAGTCTATTCAGAAGCAAAAGGGAGCATAGAGCTTCAAGTTCCTCATCTTGTGTTAGCGGAGGCTGGTATCCTTCATCGCTGTCAAAAGAGGCAGCGATGAAGCTATCAGCCGTATATGCTTGCGTCATTGCAATTAGTGAGGATATAGCAAAGATGCCTTTAGAGCCTTATGTCATGGATGATAAGTGGAGGAAGGTGAAGGCATACGATGACCCAACGTACGAGCTGTTGTGCTTAGAGCCAAACCCCGACAGTACCAGATTTACCCTCATTCAGGCACTCGTAGCATCAATGCTGTTAAATGGAGAGGGATTTGCAAAAGTCAGTAGAGATAGGAGTGGTAAGGCGACGAGTATAACATTCGTTCCATACTCTGATGTCACAGTTTATGTAGATGCTATAACTGAACGCATTGACTTCTATCTTCTGCACCGAACAGGGGAGGTCGTAGAGGTAGAAGATATGATCCACTTGCTTAACTTTACCTATGACGGTGTGCGTGGATTGTCGACATTGAGCTTTGCTGCACGTACACTTGGCATAGCAAATGCAAGTGAAGAGCATGCAAAGAGATTCTTTACAAACGGAGGTTCAGCAAGAGGTATATTGAAATACAGCGCCCTTAAACTAAAGCAATCTCAACGGGATGAGATAAGGAAGGAGTGGGAAGAAAACTATAGAAACGGCAATGCCGTAGCTATACTTGATGGTGGGGCAGAGTACCAAAGCTTATCTATCTCTCCAAAAGATGCACAGCTCCTTGAAAATAGGCAATTCAATCTACCTGAAATTTGCAGATTCTTCCGAATATCTCCTGTGAAGATAGGAGATTTGAGCAAGAGTAGCTACAGCACAGTAGAAGCTACGAATATCGACTATATAACGAGTACTCTCAATACGTATATGGTCAAAATCGAGCAGGAATTTAGGAGGAAGATATATCCCCGTGCAAGGCGTTCTCGAATGTCTGTGGAATTTGATCCCTCTGCACTTCTACGAGCAGATACTAGCGCACAGACGGACCTTGTAGCACGTATGATACCAGTTGGGGTATTCACCATCAATGAAGCACGAGCTAAGCTCAACTTAAGCCCTATAGAAGGTGGTGACGAGCTACTTACGATGGTGAATATGCAACCGCTCAAAACTGCACTCGAATCCGCAGGGGCTAACCCAAATCAACAAAGCAAGTAGATATAGGAATATGGAATTAAAAGACAAACAAACTAAGCAGCGTGAAATACGATTTTTGCCTATTTCTCTTCGAGGCGGTGATGTAGAAGAAGAGAAGTCAGCTGTTGTTGAGGGCTATGCAGCTATTTTCGATACCCCAAGTAAGGTGCTAGGTGGTTGGTTCATCGAAACGATTGATCCTAGAGCTTTTGACGGTGTAATCGAAAAAAGCGATGTACTAGCACTGCTAAATCACAATACTAACAGAGGTGTTTTGGCACGGTGTAGAAAAGGAGAGGGGTCTCTATCGCTATCTATCGATACCAAGGGACTACGATACAGCTTCACACCGCCTGAAACGGAGATAGGGAAAGAGCTTGTTGAAGGCTTAAAGCGAGGAGATATCAGTGAATCTAGCTTCGCTTTTAGCGTGGAAGAGGAGATCTGGGAGTATAAGAAGTCGGAAGATATGTACTATCGCCGTATAACGAAGATACACCAACTCTACGATGTTTCTCCAGTGTATAACCCTGCGTATGAAGGTACAGCTGTTGGTGTTCGATCTTTTGACGAACTCAAAGAGCGAGTTGAGGGTATGAACCTAAGGGTAGAGGAAGGCGAGGGTGAAACGTCAACAACCCAAGAAGAATATAGTGCATCTCCTAGCTCTGAATACTATGAGCAGCAGAGGTTGCATCTCTATTTCGATGAAATAAAGCAAACGCTATAATTCAACTTATAACACTATGGTAAAGACAAAAGAAGAGCTTCGTGCAGCCGCTGAGGCTATCATCAACAAGGCTGAAGCAGAGGGCCGTAAGCTGAGTGAACAAGAAGAAAAAGATCTTGCAGATCTGAGAAATCAGATTCAAGAGACCTCAAAAAAGGCGATGGATCAGGGTAAATCGATTCCATCTGAACCAAGAAATGATGCGTCGGATGGCAATCTCACCTTCCTTCGTGCAATTCGAGCTATCGCTACAGGAGAGCAGACGGAAGAGCTGCGTGACCTATCAATCAGAGGGAAGGAAGAGCTACTACGAGCAGGTGTAAACTCTATCGTGTCTGGTTCTGTCGTGCTTCCAACAAGCGTTCGAAGCACTCTGGCTGCGACAACGGGAACAGGCACTAAGATAATTGAGACTGACAAGGCGGATCTTCTTGCCCCACTACGCTCAAAGTCTGTGCTTGTTCAGGCTGGTGCAACCATGCTAACGGGTCTAACGGGCAATCTTAGCCTTCCACGATATAGTGGATCTGAAGCTAAATGGGCAGATGAAACAGAGGCAGTTTCAGAGGGCGGAGGAACCTTCGATACAGTAGACTTTGCTCCCAAGCGTCTGACTACAGTACTAGAGATCTCTGAGCAGCTGCTTCTTCAGGATAGCGTAAGCGCACAGCAGGTCATCGAGCGAGATCTTATCGCCGCTATTCAGGCAAAGCTGGAGGCAACGGCTCTTGGTTCTGGTGCTGGATCTACAAAGCAGCCTAAGGGGTTATTCAACGGAACGATTTCCGATAAGGGGGCTATATCTTGGGATAGAGTGATCGGAATGGAAGAAGCCGTAGATACGGCTAACGCCCTAGAAGGATCACTAGCATTCATTACCCACCCCAAGGGTAAGACTGCGCTTCGAACCACTAAGAGAGATATCGCTGGTAATGGTTTCATCTGCGATGATGCTCGTACCGTTGATGGATATCCTCTATACACCACTACAGGCGTGGCCACAGATGTCAACACCAACGAGATTGCTATTGCATTTGCTAATTGGCAGGAGTTCTATCTGTGCCAATGGGGAGGTATCGCAATCAAGCGAGATGATCTCACGAAGGCTGCAGAAGGTGTTGTTCGCCTCATCGTGAATACATATTGGGATTTCGGTTTCCGCCGTCCTGGAGTGTACACCCTCGCCTCTATTAAGGTCAAGTAGCACCTACCTACACACAGAAGTAAGATGGTAACACTAGCAGAGGCAAAAGCTCAAGTACGAGTAGATGTAGACTATTTGGGAGAAGATAATCTTTTGCTCGATCTCATCTCATCAGCCGAAGCTGTAGTGTTGCGTCTTGCTTCTGTGTCGATAGAAGAAGAGTTCGACGAGCAAGAGCTATGTATAGCAAAGCGTGCTACGCTCTTGCTCGTCGATCATTACTATACAGGGGGGCAACTAGACGAAACGCCCGCTGGAGTTGTTAGCCTTTGCCGACTCATTCAGAGATTTGGGCGATGAGAAGTGGGTACCTGTATACAGAGTTGATTTTTGAGGAAAGCAGAGCCAAGGAGCATGCTTTTGGTGGTGGAGATTTAGAGTGGGTAGAAGCTTTCAAAACTAGAGGTTTTGAAAGGCATAAGACAGGTAATTTGTCTGTTCTGGATGATGAAATATATCAATCAGTCATAGTTCAATTCGAACTGCACTACTACAATCGAACGAGGGTTAAGCCATACATGAGGCTTAGAAGGCGTGGAGAACTATTCCGTATAACGGATATCGAAGAGAACAGAATTGAGAAGAAGATAGTAATCACAGCAGAGAGGTCTCATGAGTAAGCTAGACACATCGGAGTGGGATGCTCTATTAGAGAGTCTTAATGGGCAAGAGTTACGTAAGAGTGTTACAGCTGCAACTCGTAAGGGGGCGCAACGTATAAAGCGAGAGGCCTACTCTAGGTTTTCTTCATTGAAGACAAAAGGGAAGGGCAAAAGAATGCTTGGGGATAGCAGCCATGGAGGACGGACATTGAAACTTGTGACAATACAGTCAGCGAGAAAGAGTTATAACCCAACGGTATTCATCCATATATTAGGAAATTTCAAAGCTAAATTCTTCGAACTAGGAACTAGGGAACGCTACACAAAAGGGCGTAGGGTGCTTGGATACAATCTACGTGGTAACAAAATACGAAGTGGTAAAGGGCATGCAACAGGTAGTATTATTAAGGGCAACTACTTCGGAAGCGCAATTGAAGCAAGCAGGCCTGCAGCATCTGATCTAGCAAAGGATATATCTGAGGCAATACAGCGCACAGCTAGACGCAAGAAGAAATGATACCAATATTTCATGTAGGTAAGAGCCTTTACAAGGCTTTGAGTCCGATATTAAATGGCAAGGTGTTTTCCGTCAGGGCGGAAGCCAATACATCTGTACCATATATGGTGTACTTCCGTACAGGGAGGGGAGACGATGAAAGAGGAGATAAAGATGCTGGTCTCGCAAATGATACCCATGTCAAAGTGAACATATACACCTCTACTTATAGTGAGGGGATAAAGATTGCAGAAAATGTGGTCACAAAGCTCCTTAATGAGGAAAATGAGGGAATAGATGAGTGTACATTAACAGATGCTATAGAAGGTAGCACCGAAGATGGTGCTGTATTTGTGCAATCACTAGAATTTTTAATCACTATATAGAATTAGAATATGGCAAGTAAACGTATTAGTGGTCGCGACTTGATGCTCTTCAAGACGGACAAAAAGGGAGTAGCTGACAATGGAGCTTTCGCAGCTGCAAAGACATGCTCAATCAAGCTACAGACAGAGTTTGAAGAGCTTAGCGACAAGGATACCGCTGAGACGGTGGATAAAGAGCCTAAGAAGCTCTCATGGTCAGCTGACACTTCAAACCTTATTGCAGAAGTTGCAGATGTTGATGAACTATACCAAATATGGCATGAAAAGAAGGCCTTGTTCATCGCATTCTCTAGTGTTGCAAATGCTTCTTCTTCAGCATTGGAGGATATAGAGGGAAAGAAATGGAAGGCAGCGAAGACTTCTGGGTTCTTCGGAAAAGTGTACATAGAAAGTCTCACGGTTACAGCGCAGAGCGATGCAAAGGCAGAGCTATCTATCTCGTTTACAGGAGTTGGTGAACTGAAGCCGTTAAAGACTGGTGGGTACACCGTAGATGAAGCAACAGAATAGATTCATCTTCCCAAACTAAGATAGATGACGATCGAGATAAATGGACACGAGTATACATTGAAGTACTCTCTGCGTATGCTCATGCTCTTTGAGAGTGTGTCTGGCTATAGCTTTGCGGTAGCCACCACACTAAGAGATGAGATACTACTCATGCTCTGCGCTCTTTGGGTGTCTGGGGCTGATGGACTGACCTTCGATGAACTAACCGATGCCCTAGATGAGCGACCTCAACTACTGGCAGAATATAGAAAGTGGCTCGCAAGTGAGGTAGAAAAACAATCTGAGCGTATTAGAGGCTCCAGTGGTGGTGGAGGTAAAAAAAAAGCCTCACCGCAAAGGAAATCTACCAAAGGCTAACCTCTAACGGCTTCCCTCCTGCGTATGTTCTCGACGAAATGCAAATGTGGGAAGCCGTTATTGCGGTTGAGGGTCTTGTGTATCGAAATCAGACGATCCAAGAGCTTATCAGGGCGCAAGCATGTATCTCTGCGAATGTATGGGGCGCAGATGCCAAACTAACCGACATTGCAAAGTTCGCTTGGGATGAGGACCTCGATATATTGAGGGAGGAAGATCGGTTTAATGTCGATGATATCATAGGTAAAAGTAAAGGCTTGCTGGAAGGCAAAATATAATCATGGCAGACGCAACTATCAAAGCGAGGCTGGAGGCAGACATCGCACAGCTTAAATCAGCTCTTGGTGAATCTAATGAGATGGTTAAGAAGCTTAGGCAAGAGAATGATAAGCTCTCTGGCTCATTTAAGAAGTGCCAAAACCAAGCAGATAGCAGTTCAGGGAGCTTTGTAGGCCTAGCTAGTAAGGGGTCCGCTCTTGCTGCAGGATGGATTTCCATATCAACTGCTGCGGATGCATTAAAGAATACTATCAGTAGTACTCAATCAACCGCTGACAGCTTTGGTAGAACTATGGAAGCAATCAACCAGGTGTGTGAGCATCTATTTCAATCTATTGCAACTGGAGATTTCTCTAACCTTATTGCTGGGTTCAGTGAGGCTGCGCAAGCTGGTAGAGAGCTTTACGATGCAATGGATGCGATATTTGAGGGTATGAATAACCTAGAGGTGAAGCGTGCCGTACATAGGAATAGAATACTGGAGCAACGTAGGATTATAGAAGATGTACGCAGTACGCCAGAGCAGAGAGCTACTGCGCAAAAAAGAATAGAGAAGATTAACGCCGAGCAAAAGGAGACATTACAATACACAGAGGCTTTAGTAACCAATGCTACAATGAAAAGCCTACGAGCTGGTGCTGGTCTTTATGGTACAGCTCATACACCAGAGGATGTCAGAGGTCGTTCGCTAGATATCAATGTTCCATATCCAAAGAATTTGACGAAAGAGTTCCAAGATAGATATCTTAGTTATGTTGCTGGAGAGAGTGCGAAGTTCAATCATCTTGCGGAACAATTTGATAACCTTAAAAGGATTACAGAGATGGGGGACCATCGTTTTGAGGCGCAGCAAGATTCTAGAGGTGCTTTTGTCGGAATGGTGAATAAAGTTCCTTATGAGTATTCTGGGCAAGCTATGGCAAAGTATAAGAAGCTCGCAGAAGCTAATCCAGAAGAATATATAATTTACCTCATGAAAAACACAATGAGTGATGAAGAGCAAAATCGAACAAAGCTTCTACGTTTGCAGGCAGAGTCTTTGCGTGGAGAAGTCTTGGAATCGGAATACCAAGAGACCAGGACATACAACAAAATGGTCAAGCGTAACGGTTCTGCAACGAAGCTCAGTAAGAAGTCGGAACCTAGTTACGCAGAAGGATCCATCGGTGATTACGAGCGACAACTTAAGAAGCTTCAAGAGAAGCTAAGGAGTACTACAAGCGAGAGTTCACGGGGGGCAATTCGACAAGAAATAAGGCTGATAAATGAGAAGATAAAGGAGCTTAATACGGGGGGTGAATCAAAGCTACTACGTGATAAACGCTTGGGAAATCTTGATGTAAAGTATACTAAGATGCCAAGTATTGAAGCTCCGATACATCTAAAAGTATCAAAGGAAGGCCAGCAAAGGCTAAATGGGCTGAAGGAGGTAAAGGCAGAGATTGTATACACTATAAAGACAAAAATTGCGAAAGGGCAAGATATCTCCGATGAAGTAGCACAGCTCAAGGATATAAACTTGCAGATACACAAGCAGGAGGAGGACAATAGGCGAGAGTCTCTGTTGGCCACTATGAGTGGGAAGAGTAAGATTCATTCACCATATAAAAACGGAAGTGATAACGCAATAGCCTCTGATCTCTCCAGTGCTAAAACATCTGTTGAAGCTTGGAATGTCCTACTAGATGGTATGGCACAAAGACATAGTGAGATCATCGTTAGTCTGGGGCAGTTAGGTAATGCTTTTGGTGGACTCGGAGAAGCAATCGGTGGGAATGCAGGCCAGTGGTTAAAGTGGATGGGAAATGTCACACAGGCGATAGGTGCTGCTATACCTGCTATAACGGCACTTACCACAGCAGAGAACCTAAAAGCCTCTGCTTCGGGTAAAGCAGCTGCTGCAGGTGCCGCTTCAGCTATGAGTTTTCTTGGTCCTATTGGTGCTATCGCAGCAATAGCGTCGGTCGTAGCTGCCATAACATCCATACCAAAATTCGCTACTGGTGGTATAGTTGGCGGGTCATCTTTCTATGGAGATAAAATACTTGCTCGAGTAAATAGCGGAGAGCTTATTGCCAATGGTGATCAGCAAAAGCGTATCTGGCAACAGATGGAAGCTTCCCGAACGACAATAATAAAACAAGAAGTTGAGCTTGGGGGTAGTGTTACATTGAGGGGGCAAGATCTCGTAATTGCCCTCGCTAGAGCAGATAGAAGCAGACAACGATAAAAAGAAAAAGATATGGAGGTAAGAAATTCAGCATATAGCCACTATGTGGGAAGGTTCACAGGGGCAGATAGCCACGCATACATAGTCATCATATCATATCTATCTGGAGAGTATGATGATATTGAGGAGGTTATGGGTATTAGGATGGGTACTACACCTGTCGAAATAGAGTATGTAAGCGATAGCTTTCTTGATCCAATCGTGATGAGTCGAGCTTACGTAACACTTTATAGTGAGCAAGATCAACAGTTCACTCACCTCTTCGAAAGAGAAGAAGGCAATGTTAGGGTTTATATATTCAGGAGTGTAGTTAACACTCAAAGGATGCATGAACAAGGAATTGCCCCAAAAGAGGGAGAAAGCACTAAGGATTACGTTATACGACTTACAAATGGAAAAACAGCAGAAGATAATGAGGGCGTAAATACACTATTGCCTAGCGGTTATTCTCTGATGTGGTATGGTACTCTTGATCCTGAAGAGTACCAAGAGCCGTACAGCTCTAATGGTAGGTATTTAGTGTCTATAACGGCTACTGATTTGGGTAGATTGAAGCGTATAAAATTCCCTCTGCCAAAATTTCAACTTAACAAGGTCAATGATATAATAAGTGATTGTTTGACAATGGTTGGTGGATTTAAAAATCCACCAGAAATCAATTCTAACATCATTCCTACACATTATAGTGTAAGTAAGCTCATCGACTTGTCGTATATAGATCGTGTATTCGTAAAGTCAAAAAGCGAAACCTTAACCTACTGGGAGGTACTAAGCAAATTACTAACAGCCTTCCAACTTCGAATAGAACAACGTGGTGGGATGTTTTTTGCCTATGATTACGAGTATCTGAAGGGGGGGGAAGAAGTTGAATTACATACAGGAGGCGCTGATGCGCTACTACGTGTAAATAAGATATATACTGGTGTAGAATTATCTGTAGATCCTAGAGTAAAGGATACTGAGGTGAACAGCCCAAACCCAACTGTTAAGGCAGGTGACTGGAATGATATGCCAAGAATAGATCAGGATGGTTATATTGGTTATCAGTGGAGAGTAGGAGAGGCAATGAGTGTTAGAGAGGTGCGCTCATTTGAAACGAGGCGTGCAACACTTGGTGATGATATGACTGCCTATGCGCTATTCTTTAACCCTTGGGCTACACAAGGCTTTTGTTTTGGCTTGGCAAAAGGACAATATGTGTATTATCCAAATGGAGATTTGGAACACTATGAGACAGTCGGAGGTGCTGATCCATCAAATCAAAATTTACCATACTTCTTAAGGCCAACCATACCCTATAGGTTACAATCAACAAGGAAGGAACGTTTTGATACAAGGCAAGAAGCCATATCTGTATTCAATTCTCCAGATAGATTAATCCACAAGGTTGTTGCTTCTTCTGAGGTTAACCTATCTGGGGCAGACAGAGATTTTGTGTTGTCTGTATCTGCTAGTCTACTTATAGGTTTAGGCATGTCTCTTTACCAGAGAGATACCAAAGAGACGTCGTTGAAAATTCCTGGGTTTGGAAGTGAGTACTCTGAGGTAGGTAACAGAGATAAGTACCTTCAAATGAGCTATGCAAATGTGTATTTTGCTGCTGTCGCTTATATGTCGGATGGTTCGTATAAGACTTTGAATAGGTTGATGCAGTGGGTAGACTTCAATTCTAGCGATTTGTATCCAATTACAGACTTGCCTCTGCTGCAATATGGTAAAGGTGAATTGTCATACAACCAATGGGTAACGCCGAACGAACGTCAGCATAGTAATAGCTACTCTGCTATATATAACTCTGATGGGCTTATAGTTTCAATTCCTAGAGGCTGCGAGAAGATCAACGTCTACATCTTCGGTCATGTTGATATTGATTTTAAGGAGGCCCACTTTCCATCACGTTCAGAGTCCGCAAAAGATCTTCTTAAGCAGGGAATAGTAACTCCAAACTATGTATTGCTGAGAGATATCAAGTGTAATCTTTTGAGAAAAGATGGTGTTGTAATAGACACTGATGATGTGGTTACTGCTATGAAGGTCATCCCCGTTAAGAAGACTGATGAGAGACTCACAGAGGATTTCCCTCTTTCTACCGATACAAGAGTTGTATCGTTTAGTCCTGTACGGTTGAGGCTTGAAGATGGAAGAGCGCATGATGATTCTTTGCAGTGCAATGGTAAGGTATATGCAAGTATAGAAGAGGCTTATGCAGCTCATGTGCTTTCGCTATATGCTAATCGTACTCGTATCATTGAAGGTACATTTCTACCTATTCTAACTTTTGGGGCATTCCCATTTAAATACTTTAAGACTAGGTATATAAGGCTATCTGAACGCATAGACCTTCGGGCATATCGTAGCAAGATGATGCTTGTGGAGGACAAACCATATACGGGAGAGATGGAGGGATATGTGCCAAAAAAAGTATAGGGGGATTAAATCCCCCTGTATATGAAGGCCAATCAGTAGGTCCATCTAGTCATCTATCTATTTGGCAGAGAATAATAGCATTGATTAAAAGATTATTACATATACATGCTTGAATTATGAGAATACAACACTTTACCAGCTACTTAGACTTTAGCAGCTTCAACCCAGGAGAGATCACGCTGGGGGCAATAATCATTTCTATGTGCTTCTTTTTTACAGCAATTGTTTGCGCCATGGATGTGCGTAGCGCAATTCGCAGGGATAAGCGTTTCGCACACGATCTGGCGGTGAAGGCTATCGAGGAGGGGCGAGAGACGTGTAGCGTAGAAGAAGTGGAAAAGAGGCTATCTCCAAAGCTGAATAGCTGGGGAATCAAGAGAACTATCGCAAAGCTTGGTACGTATTACAATATCTTGTTCCCCTTGGTCTTCCTCGACATTCTCCTTCTAATAACCGACGTTTGGAGGCTTATCCATTTCCTAGAGGTTCCGTATGCCTCAATGGCAATATCTGTTGTCTTTATCGGCAATGAAGCCATGTCCATCTGGGAGAACAGCCCAAAGAGAGACAAGGAGAATGTGGCTAAGAGCCTACGGAGGTTCAGACAGACAGCGAAAGACCTAGCTGCAGAAATTTCGGGTGAAGACGTCAAGGAGCTACGTCAGCTCCTTAGTGAGATACGAGACAATCAAAACAGATAGCGATGAACACAGAACATAAGTACTTCACGATGCCAGAGCTGGTGCGTAGCCGAACGGCGGAGACGCACAAGCCAAAGCCAATAGACAATACTCCGCCCGCAGAGCTATTACCTAATCTGCACCGCCTAATGGACTACCTAGACAAGGTGCGGGAGGCATACGGGGAGCCTATGCGGGTTTCCTCGGGGTATCGCTCTCCTCAACTCAATTCGCTAGTTGGTGGGTCTCCCCAAAGCCAGCACAAGCAAGGGCTAGCAGCTGACCTAGTTGTGCCAGACCTAGATAGGCTCTTTGGCGTTATACGCAAGCTCGGAGGGTTCGACCAGCTCATAGATGAACGCCCCAAAGGCAGGGGGAGATGGGTACATGTGTCGATTGCCCCCGAGGGTGGTAAGCCCCGAGGCAAGGTTATGCGATACGACGGTAGGCACTACGTGATTATAGGGTAATAAAACTAGATGAAATATGGGATGTTGCAACAAAACAAAGAGCAATGCGCCTAGGGTGAGGGTAGGAACAGATACGATATTTTCTGTTGCGCTCTATCGGCATAATGGGGAGATAGGTTCTAGCCCAGACCCGAATGTGTCAGACGTGATAGACCCGAGTACGCTGGCAAATATTGAAGCCGAAGTGCTATCGGCTGGTCGTGCGGAAGCTGTCGATGTGCGTATAAATGACCGTTTGCTTAATATAGAGTTGTCTAAGGAGATAACTAATAGGCTTGGCCTAGGGCTGTATAGTCTTCGCTTAAAGGTGCGTGAGGAAGATGCTAGGTTCTCTGACGGATACCGAGACGTAACTCTTCTGGCTGATTTATGTCAAGTAGTACCAGACGGTTCAGATACTGGTAAGTCAAAGGAAAATGTTTCAGTCGTTATTGCCCAGCTGGCAACGGGAAAGAGTGCCTACCAGCTCTACCTAGACACCACGACTGACAACCCAAAGAAGCCACTCCCAGAGTGGCTGGCTAGCCACAAAGGAGACAAAGGTGATAGTGCTTACGATGACTACTTAAAGACCACCACGGACAACCCAAAGAAAACGCTCCCAGAGTGGCTGGCTAGCCAAAAAGGAGACAAGGGAGATAGTGCCTACGATGACTACTTAAAGACCACCACGGACAACCCAAAGAAGAGCAAAGAGGAGTGGCTTGCCAGCTTCACAGGCAAGACAGGGAAGAGTGCCTACCAACACTATCTAGACACGACCACTGACGAACCTAAGATGAGTGAGCAGGAGTGGGCAACGGGAGGTTGGCTTGTGTTTGCTGAACTACTAAAACGAATCTAACAACTTAAAAACTATGGGTGAAGTAATTCCAAAGGTCGTCGTAGACCAATATAGGAGGATAGAGCAGGCAAAGCGAGACTTGAAGCAGGCGATGCGCTCTCGTGGCATACAGGTAGGCGACGATGACACGATAGATACCTATGCAGCGAAGATTACGGCGCACGAAGTGCCAAGGATAGCCATCTTTAAGGCTTCGCAATTCCAAGGCTTCCTAGATGAGAAGCTCCCAGCCATGTATGTATCGCCGTCATACACACAGCCCGACCTATCCACACTCTTCTACCGATGCGCTCTTCTGAAAGAGCTTCCTAATATTGAAGGGCTGGATAGGGCTGTAGTCATGAAGAACTTCGTCAATGAGGCGGTAGCTCTCGAGGAGTTGCGCCTTCCCGACCTTCCACAGGTAGATAACATTAGGGAGCTGGCAAAATCTTGCACAGGGCTAAAGAAGGCAGTCATTGGCGCACTCCCCAAGGCGCGGACGATTGATTACGCTTTCGGGCTTTGCTCATATCTGGAGACAGTGGAGATAGGCGCAGTGCCTCTCGTTACCAACGTCTACGCACTCTTCCACTCTTGCCCTCTGCTCCGAAAGGTGAAGCTCTCACTGGAGGGGGGGCTAATAGACAACTGCACATGGATGTTCAATGATGACACCCTTCTTGAGGAGGTTGAGGGCGTCATTGACATAAGCAGATGTACCTCAACCGACAGGTTCGCCAACAACTGCTCTAGCTTGCGTGAGATACGCATTAAGGGGCTGGCCTCCGATATAGCGTTGCACTGGTCTAACAACCTCTCCTTGGAGAGCGTGCGCTACCTCGTAACCAACGCAAAAACGGTTTCTGGCAAGACGATATACCTATCAAACAACCTGCGTACTCTATATGGTGCAGAGCTTGAGGAGGTAGGAAGGCAGGCAACCGCTAAAGGTTTCACTATTAATTTCAGATAGGAATGAGAGAGTTAGTAGCACCAGAGGGCAAGATGTACGTGTGTCGAAAGGCAAAGATGGTAGCTTACGCCCTTATGTTACCAGACGGGGCAACTGACACCCCAGAGCTTCTCGATGAGGCGGAGGCCTTGAAGATCGACAAGGAGTGGAACCCAAGCTTGTACGACGATGCTGTGCTGGAGATAGACCCAGAGGGCAAGGATGGTCTACCACCACCGAGCGATGCACCCAAGCTGGACGGTGGAGGTTTCGTGGACAAGGTGCACGAGAAGCTATCTAGGAAAGGGTGATCATATAAAGTAGAACTGTTAATTTGTCAAACTCATGAAATCTATAGCCCTTCTTGTGTCATTCGTAACCTCACTCACTCTTTTGGGGTGTGGAATACGAGTTAAAACTGTGACTCTTGAGAAAGTCCGAACCGAGTGGAGAGATCGTGTCCGTGTAGATAGTGTGTACTTTCGTGATAGTATCCATGAAAGTGAGAAGACAGTAAACGACACAGTATACAAGGTTAAGGAGGTTATCCGATGGCGTGATAGATCTATCCATGATACAGTCCAAGTTGTGAAAACTGATACAATCTCAGTTCCTGTAGAGGTTGTAAAGGAAGTGCCACGCCCTTTCTTTGCCGAATTCAAAAGCACAGCAGGCTGGATTATTGGTGTTATCGTGGCAGTGACGATGTTCTTAGGCATCTTGCGCTATATCTTGAGATTCCATCACTAAGTTAGATCTAGTGTTGCAACAAATATATGTTTCGTAAGTGGAGAAAAAATCATCATGAGTGGTGATGTAGAGCATCTATATGCCACTCAGGGCAAAGCAAACATTTCACGTAAGGTAAGGCAGCTAGTGTACGATCGTATGTTAATGCCAGAGAAGGATGGAGGCAGGAAGTACGTACTGTGCTTCTCAAACAGTCTGATCATGCCCTCTATTGTGAAGTATCTAGCACTTGATGGATTTCTTCCTAGAGATATCTAGCACCTTCCCCTTGCGAAAGAAAATGCCCCCGAGACCGCAGTCTCGAGGGCTGTAGAAGGGCTTTCGCCTAGTTGTGATTAGATAATGTTTGCCCTTCTTATAGTGTATCGGCACAACGGCGAATCCGATCAGCTAAGTCGCAAAGGGCCCCTTTGAGCTCAGCTTGTTCTTGCTCGGTGAACCCTGTATTGAGGCCACCATATATGCCATCCATCTTGTGGTACATCCACGAAGATGACTTGCCGAAGTATCGGCGTGCTAGGCCACGCCAAGATATGTCAAGGAGGATATCACTGACCTTTTCCTTTACGGTCTGTTGCTTTGTAGCTTCCTTTACGGGTATGTGAACTGAAACACTCAT